ACCCTCCCGACCTGACCACACTGGAAATTGCTTATAGCGATTTGACCCAAATTCTGAACCGCCCCATAGTTGTTGCGTCGTACCACCGCCGCTTAATTTTTGACCAGCAAAACCAAATGAAATTTCACCAATTTTTGACGACTTCGAAACCCTTGAACCTTCAGCAACTTTGTTGTCTAAGCGATTGCGTGTGACGTTATTGGCTGCGGTCACTATTTTGCCACGCACAAAATCGGCAAGTGCGCTGGAAGATTCTTTGGCTTGTGAAATGGCTTCGTCGTCCATTGCTTTAAAAGCGCGAGTTATGGAACGCAATTCGGCTTTGTCGTAGGTGATTGCATCATTTGCCATTGCCGCGCCTTTCCATTATCTCAATCACGGTCAGAATGTCTTCGGCTGATTCAAATACGCTTGGTGGTAGCCCTGTTGCCAAGGCTACCTCCCAAACTATTCTGCTGAGACTTCCGACTGGATAACTTTTGGGTTTGCTTCACCGACAACCACGTCCGCAATGGTTTCAGTCCAAGCCTCAATTGGCTTGACTGGCTTACCAGCTGCTTCACGTTTCATTGCATAATAGGCGAGAAATACAAGATCAGAGATTCCCATTTTTTCTTGCGCTTGTGCAATGGTGTTGCCTGTGTGTTTTTCCCAACGAACCCATTCAGGTGGGGCGGCAACAAATGTTGCTTGCTCACCGTTGTTGAATTCAATTGTTATTGGTAGTTTCATTTTGTCTCCCGATTGTTAGGTTTAGAACGTTTCGCTTGGGTTTCCTACTACCACGAATGATAGTGAAACTGTCTGTGCGTCAGGTGCTGCACCGCCGATTGACGGAACAACTGGCATGACGTTGCAAGTAAAGACCGCACCAGTTGCGGCAGTTAATGAAACCGCCAAAACTGTATTTGGTGAACCTTCCCATGCAGTCCAAAGTGCTTCGCAAAGTGATGAAGCCGCGCCCCAGTCTGCAAGCATTTCCACATCTAAAGTCCACTGATCGTCAATGTGCTTGTAAGCCTTGCCGTCAAGTGTCTGATATGTGGTGACTGTTGGTGCATTGCTTAGAACCACGCTGGTCGCCTGCGCGTCGTAGTTAACGGTCGCGATCGTCAAGATTAAATCGCGACCCGTGATGATCGTTGTTGGCACGTTATCTCCTTTTAAGTAGTTTGTGTGTAGTACGTCGAAACGTTAATGTCAGCAACCAGCATTGGGCTTTGTCCTACTTCCAACACTGTCGGCTTTTCAACAACGCCAACAACGTATCCTGCGGGCATTGCCGCAAGAATTCCGATTATGAGTTTTTCTAGATTGTCTAGCGAACCAGCGTTGCTATTTGAAGCAACAATGGCAGTGATTGCAAAGTTAATTTTGACCTGTGTTTTTGCCTTGCCAATCAACACAACTTCCATGTAAGGCGAATCGGGCACAATGACGATTGCTGGTGGAATTGGTGATTCAGGAACGCTGGCATAACAAGTTGCCGAAAGTGCAGAAAAGGCAGTGGCTAAGGCTGCGCGGGTGTCAGCGACGGCATTTGCTGGCATTATTGACAAACCGTTTCAACGTCTAAAAATGGCATCAGTAATGTGGACACCCTGTTGGTCAAACTTCTACCCATGCGATACGGCGTGCTGGCAAAATCTACGCCTTCAATCTGACCGCCTGCTGCAACGCGTGACTGAAAGACTTCAACGCTGACTGCAAGGACGGCTGATTCAATTGGCGCGCTTGTGGCGTAAATATCAGCTGCGGAATATCCTGAAAGTGTCGCCGTGCCTGTCGGGATTATGTCGCGCAAAGTCACGTTAGTTGAAGTGAGTGCTGCGGTGAAATAGTAATCATAAGAATCAACAACGACATGGGTTGCGGTGAATGGTGCGGGCAAACCAGTCACAATGACGGATTGACCAGTCACAAAATGATGTTCGCGTTGGGTGTAGAAATAAGCAACGTTAGATTCTAGTTTGTAAGCGTTAATTGCTGAAGTGTTTGCAACCAGCATTGGCAAAATGACCGCTTCACTGGTGTTAATAATTTCATTCAAATAGTCGTTTGAATAAAGAGATACGCTCACACCTAGCACGGTTCGCAATTGGTCTGCGGTGACAATACTAGGCATGAGCGTTTCCTTTCGACTGCTGCGGCGAGATCGGGAGAACCCGCCGCATGATTAGTGTGTGGCGATTAAGCCTTGTTATTTTGGAACGCACCAGCGGCAATTTTTGTTGCCACTGCACCAAATGAATACACGCCCACGGTGATTGAACCGTCAGCAGTTGATTCAGCGCGTAGTTGGTAGGAAGTGCCTTCATACCATGTGTAAGCGTCAGGGTTAACGATTAGCAATGTACCGTCGCCGTCGCCACCGTTTGTTGGGTCAACGTATAAATTCAACCCCGCGACGTTACCTGTCAAACTTGTTGGCACTGAAACACCAGGTTGATTCATAGGATTCGAAACCTGTGAATAAATTGGACGTCCAGCGTCATTTAAAGTCATTAAGTTTGACCACTGACCAGTTGACGCAATCATGTTGCGTGCAAATGGATTTGCAAGTCCAGCAGTTGCGCCATAAACGCTTGCTGCACCGCGACCAATAATTCCAAGCAGTTCAGCAGCGGTTGGGTATGTTGCAACTGTTGTTGCGTCAACTGTTGCGCCAGCGATTAACTGTGCGTTGACGTATGAGTTCTGCGCCTTAGCCATGGCTGCAACCATGTTACGAAGTAACTCGTCATAAAAGAGGGGCGAAGTTCTAGTCAGCAACTCAACACTAAATTTTTGTTGCCCAGCGAATTTCTTAACGTCCACTGAAAGGAACGCTGAATTCTGGTCTGTATTTGAAAAGATTGCGTCTTCAGCTGCAATTGCAACTGTTGGTGCAGCAGTAATCTTAGGAATTTCAAATGTCATTCCAGCGTCAGGCAATGCACCGCGAGAAATCGCGTCAATGCTTGGGCGGATTGTTGTTGATAGTCCGTTGACAACTTCAGTCAACTGACGTGTTGGAACAAGTCCAGCGTTGTCGGTCGTGTTGTCTGCTGCCAAAACGTATTGGCGTGCGTTTTCGTCACCTGTTGCAGCAAGAACCTTGTTTTCAAGATACTTTGCAGCAGTTAACTCAATGCGTGGTGTTGTCTTCCAACCACCCACTGCGTTTGATTGTGCGGTGACTGACTGTGCGGCTTCGACCGTCTCTACGGCTGAAGCGTCATTGACGGTGTTTTCCACTTCGTCTCCTTCTGTTGTTGGTGTGACTTCAGGTTCAATTGTTGAATCTGAAACTTGGTCTTCTTCGCCTGTTGTTGCTGCGACTTCGGTGACGCGTGATGATCGGATTGCTGGTTCGCTAGTTAGTGCAACCCCAGTCAATTCGCCCTTTAAAATGCGCACTGTTCCGTCTTTAAGTGTCTCGTATTCGTCAAATGAAACTTCAACGCTAAATCCGTCGCGCAAACCTTCTTGCGCTTCAACAAGTGCGTCAGTTCCAGCAGTTGTGTTTGCAATTTTGAAAGTTGCTTCAATTCCCTTGTCATTTGATTCGATTGAAAGTGTCTTGCCGATTCGACGTGTGCGGTCATGTTCAAGGTTAAGCAACACGGCGGTTGCTTCGATTGAACCAGCGGCAAATTGAACCTTGCCAATTGAAGCGTTGCCAGTTTCCTCAAACGTGACAATGCGCCCAGTTATTGTGCGACTGTTGGAATCAGCTGCGGTGATTTGCATTGGTGTTATGACTTTTTTCATAGCAGTAGGTCTTCTTCCTCGCGTATTTCGTCAATTGACATTGCGCCAATTCGATTCAAGATTTCGTACACTTGCGCGCGCTCAAATGGATTGCCACGCAAGAAATCGTCTAGGTCAAAACGCACTTTGTTGCCTGCTGGTGTGAAATCAGCAAATGAAAGGCGTTCCTCAATTATGGACATGTAATTTCTAAAAGCAAAGTCTACGAGGTCGCGCCTCTTGTCCAAGGCGTTGGAATAGGTAAACGTAGATTGTTGCGCGTCTGTGAAATAGGCTGGAAGCCCCGCTGCCCTGCTAAGTTCCAAGGCCACGTAATTTCTGGCCTCATTTAGTTGCAAATTCTTTGGGTCGTAGCCAAGCGTCTCCAGGGTGACGTCAGCATTTAAAAACGCGGTGGATTTGTTAGCACGTGCCGTGCGCCATGCGCTCAACAACTTTGCAACACGATCTGCTGGCAATGAAGTTCCATTTGATTTTAAAACCATTTGCGGAATTGGTTCAACTGCAAAATTCATTGCTGCACGCTCTAAGGCAGCGGCTGCACGAATTGTGCGACCTGCGCGACTTAGTAATCCTTCTTGGAAGCCTTGGAAGACAACAAGGTTTGCTGGGTCAACAAATGCGCCGTCAATTGAATACGTTGCAATTTCATAACCCATGCCGTTTGTTGTAATTGTTACGCGCTCAGGTGCAATGCGTTCCATTGCGCGGATTTTGCCTGTGTCTGCGTACCTGTCCATGACGTAGGCATACGCACTTGGAAAAAAGAACAAATCGGAAATAATCCACGCCCAAAACGTTGACCCTGGAATTCGTGGGTCAGGCTGGTTGATAACGCGCGGTTGTGTAACCTTTTCGCCCGTTGCTTCATTGCGTGTGTGCATTGGTAGTGAAGCGATTGTTTGAATAATTCCAAGGGCGCGCGCTACGGTTGGCACACTCATTGCTTCAGCCCGTGAAGCGGTAACAATTCCTCCGAATAGAAATAAGTTGCCTACTTCACTGTAATAAGGTGCAACCGCAGCTGCGTCCACGTCAATGGTCTTCGCTGGAACGGCAGCGTCAACCTTGCGTGCGAATAGATCAGAAAATGCCATGCCCGAATTGTGGCAGGCTTATACGTTCAGCCCACCATTATGTCAAGGTCATTGTCTGGGCGTGTCGCAAAGTGTGAAACGAGACTGACGGCCACCGCGCCGCAAACAACCGACTGTGACGCCCTTCTTCCAATAACCCAACCGCCGTCGCCACGACGTAATTGCACCGCAGCTAAAACTTCTTCACTTAATTGGCTTTGCCCCTTATGTTTTAAACGTCCACTGTTAATCGCTGAAAGCATTTCGTCGCAAGCCTGCGGGTAACTGGTGTCCATGTCATAAACGGGAATTCCAGCGGGTGCAAGGCGCGCAGCGACTGCGCCACTGGTCTTTCGACTGTAAAGCACGTATTCGGTTGGATATTTGCGGGCGTAGTCTGCCAATTCGTTGGCAATGGCCTTATCGTCCAATTGCAGGTCATTTGTCCAAGTGTGAAGCAATTTGACCACAAACTTTTCGTCACCGAGTTTTTGCGCCCCCACAAGACTTGCGTGCCTACGATCGGGTGACAAATCAATTGCAAGCCACGTCAATTTGTCAGGGTCAAGGTCAACCGTCTTGTCAAGGCAATTGCCCCAACTGGCAGAATCCACCGCGCTATTTATTGCGACAACCCAGCGGCACAAGACTTCAGTCATTACAACGTCAGGTGGGTCGTTCAGCACGGATTTTATGTTGTCGGCGTGAATTAACGTGCCCATGGACGGATTTGCGTGCCGTGCGTTTTCCACGCTGATTTCGTCAGTAGGTGCAGACCATTCAAAATAGGCAATGTCGTCTTCGACCCCCGCAATGCTGGCCAATGCCCTGTCCCGAAATTGGTTCAGCACTACGGAGGAAGAATCGCCCGCATTTGTGTAAGCCATGACCATGGGGTTTGCCGCGGCCATGAGGGTGTAACGCAATGAGGCAAAACTCTCAATGTCGGTCATTTCGCGCAATTCGTCCAGGTGAATTGTTGAAGGTCGCGAAACACCACGGGCAGCCGAACCGCCAGCGCGCACAATAAACCGATTTCCAGCCTTTGTTTCAATTTCTTCACCGCCATGTTGCCAACGAATCTTCTTGACCTGTTTTGCCAGTGAATCATTCTTTTCAATAATCTGAACCATTGACCTAAATTGTTCCAGCGACGTGGACAAGCGGTGCGCCGACCCAATTTGCAAGTTTTCTTCCCATAAGAAAAGACCGCCAAGAATTCTTATCAGCTGCAAAAATGATTTTCCGTTTTGTCTTGCCACACAGATCGTGTTGACTGGGGAAGCCCACCTGCCGTCAGGCTTTACCTTGTGGGTGTGGATAAGCGCAAATTTCTGCCATTCCAGCAATTCAATCTTCAGACTGCTGGCTAGGTCAACCAATTCATGCCCGCGTGAGGGTAAATCGTTGAGTGGCGTGTGAATTCGGGGCGTTTGAACGCCAATTAGGGCGTTTTGCAGGTCTGCGTCCCTACCCAAAACCGTTTCAAGCCCGTTTGAGGCTTCTAGGGGGTCTTGGTGACCTGTTATGACCTTCTCAGTCATTTTCGTGGCTTCTTGAGCCGTTTTGGGGGGAATTTAAAACAGGAAGGGTCAGGGGTGTCGCAGGTGTATTAAAAAACCGCCCCCCTTTGGCAGAATTGCATGAAATGCACAAAGTTTGCAGATTCCAGTCCTCATCACTTCCACCAAGATTTCTTGGCGTTATGTGGTCAACCGAATTGCCCTCCATACCGCAATGCTGGCAAGTATGTCCGTCGCGTTGAAGTATGCGTTGCCTAATCTTTCGCCATTGGCTTGTGCTGCCATTGTCCTTCAATGCACTAGCCATTAGTAGTACCCATTCTTCAAATGAAATGACCAAGCATTGCACTGGGTCAAGTAACGTTTGTGATTATAACGAATCGTTGCGTCTATCTGTCTGAATGGGTCTAGGTCACGGTAGTAAGTAGATCGCATTTGCCCTAATCCATAGTGCGAACCATTACGCGCTAAATATGACCAACGGCTTTCCTTTGTGATTATCTTGTTAAAGCATTGAAATTCTTTATAGTCGAGAATCCTAGAATGTGCATATAATTTCAAATGGTCTATTGAATAATTAGCTGCATTTGCATTTGAAATGCTTGTTATTGAAAGCAATGCCGAAATAAAATAGACCTTGCCCATTAGCCGATTTCGCCCTTGCAGGCTAACCGCATCAGCGGCCTGCTTCAAGCGGAACCAGCGTACCGCGACTGTCAAGCAAGTTAATAACTTACGCATGGCCTTGGGCGTGTCCCACAAGTTTTGAACGCCTGTGGATAAAGACTGTGGATAACTATTCATCTGACCCTGCCTAACTTTGTGCGTTGCAATGCAGCTACTGATTCATCACCCAATGCAAACAAAAACGTTTGAAAACTGATTGTTTGAGATTTGCCGTCAGGGCGTTCAAATTTGAAATCGGGCGGTGTTGTTAAGATACCGTCGGACAACTCCCAAATTTCAGCGAACCACTTAGATCGTGAAACTGGTACAAGTGCAATGCCGTTTTTGTTATCCATAAACTTCCGTACCCACGGCGTCGCATTGCTAAAAGGTGGATTCATCCAAACCAACCCCCCCCCCCACTCTTGGGCTAATCCGTCCTCTGCTTGGCTAAACCAACGCTTTGCAGGTAACCACGGTATTCCTTGCAATGGTGCTGCAACATCCAAATCAAACGTCAAGCCCATTGCATCAAATAGCCATTTGGGCGTGTAGTAATCATTAGTGGTTGTTACTTCGCTAACAACATTGAAAAGACTATTTTGCATCTTTGCCCCAACCTTTGCCTTTGAACGAAATGCCAAATGTTGTATAAAACCTACTCATATTTTGCCCGCAGCAGATTGGTTGGTGTTCGTCGTGGATTGACTTATCCACCTCAACACTGATTTGGCACACCGAGCATTTAAACTCATAGATTGGCATTGGAAGTTCCTATCTGTGCAACCCCCATGACTTCGCATTTGGTGCATTGAATCACTTCCACACCACTGGGAAGATTGTCCGTGACCTTGTGGATTACCTGTTTGGTTATCTTTTTGCATTTTCTGCACTCAAACTGAATTGTGTCCATAGTTGCTTCTCCTAAGATTTTCAATAGGTTGCAAGTTGATTTGCGTAACCCACCAATTCGGTTGCTTACTGTGTCGGTACTTTGGCCGTTTTGCCATAGCAATGGGAATCCAACCCGCAATGAAATACTGTGGTGATTCACCAGTGACAAGGATTGCCACGTCGTCAGTGCGGTCGTACTCGTGAATTATCAGCTGCCCTGAGGCGTATTTAGTCCAGCGCACTTCAAAGTGAGAACCAACGTCAGCCTTGAATTTGCCCTTTTGTAAGAATGGGTCAAAATCATAGTTGAGATACTTAGCAACAACCCATTCACTGCCAATGCTTTGGGCGTCCTGTGCGATTAGATCGTGGAATGACTTTTCCATTGAATAACCACCTGGGCGGGTTTGCCAATAATCTTTGTTTTCTCTCGCTAAGGCTAGGGCTGCGTCGTGGCACTCAAATTCTTCTTGACGCGTCAATGTAATTTTCAACGGCAACCCGCACAGAACCAAATAATCTTTTCATTGCCGTAGCCTTTTTGATAACCGAATTCGTCAAACTTTACAAGACTTGAACACTTGTCGCATTGCTCGACTTTGTATTCGGCAATGACCACGCCATTTTCCATGAGTTTGCATGTCATGGTGCGTGGGTTGATTATCTCCATGTAGTCGCTCATATTTGTGGCTTCCATGTTCCGTCGCTGGTAAGCACAAGCCATATTGGGTCACACTGATCGGGTTTGCGCCCTACGCATGAATAATTCGCCCAGTCCTTTTTGGTCTTGGCACTGTTACCGCTTCGGAAAACACGGTGTCCGTGACGGCATTGTGGTGCTTCAGCAACTAATTGACCGCCAAGTTGTGTTGCAATTTCTGCAACGCCTGAAGCCAAAGTTGGAACGCCAGCTGCTTCCATGTCTTCTTCAGTTTTGTAACTAGGCACTTCACCAAATTTTGTTGTCCAGTAATCGTATTCCTTGGCTGGGTCAGCCGTGACAATCTTGGCACTCATGGATTCAACTTGTTGCATTGTTTCCCTTGTGGCCTTTTCCGTTCCACCTAGCAAATTGGCCATAACTCTCAATTTTGCGCTTGTAACTGTATCCTCAACAAACCAGCGTTTCATGTTGGGATTGTAAGCAGCCAAAAATCCGTAGGCGTAGTCAATGTCAGCGGGTATGGTTTCTTCTTGGTTTCGATAACCCATTGCCTTAACTAAAATGTAACCCTTTTCAGCGTTAAATTCTTCAATAACCGCATGAATGATTCCCTGCGGAAAAGTGGCAATCCAACGATCTGTGCGCTCTTTGTTGCCTTCGTAGTTATCTAAGAACCCCATTTATTTCACTTCCCTTTTGGCTTGTGAGATGTGGCGACTAATTGCACGCCCGCGGGTATAGCCTTCACGGCTTCCGTCTCTGTGCCCAAATGAATAACCCAGTGCTGCTGCCAAAGTGCAAAGCACACCGATTAGGAATAAAGCCCGCAGAACCTGCGGGTCTAATAAATCAACGACCATTTGAATTCTCCCGATTCTAGGTGGTAACGACTACCACCTGCACTCAGGGTGACGCATAAGGCGCGCCAAATCAAGAACCTTGCGTATTTGTCGGCGTGTCACCTGACTTGGCCTTGGATTTTAGTCCGTTGCCAGCCAGCACACCGCCCAATGAACCAGTCAGGAAAATGGCTAGGGTTTTCAATAGGTCAATAAAAGCTGCGTCGTTGGGTGCTTGTGCCCCGATTGGTTGGGTGACAAATATAAGCGCGTACGTTATGCCTACCGTGACGATTAAAAATACCGCCGCAAGTGTTGAACCAATTATCAAAATCAGCTGCGCGTGGACGTCCTCAGGTGCGCGGCGGCGTGTTGGTTTGTGGTGTTGTGAATCCAAGTATGTCGTCAGAACACGTTCCAGTCGGGATACATTCTGGTTTTTGGCACTCTGGCTTTGTCCAGTTTTCATATTTTTGGCACTCATAACGTGTCCAACCCTGATACCCACAAGCAGTCAGCATTAACGCAAGTGCCCAAGTCAATGCTGCTGCCGTGAGTTTCCGAGTTACTTCCCCGTTAACCCGAAACTCTTATCCGCAGGGTTCAACCAGCGCAAGAC